ACTTATCTTGACTGCCGAAAGGAGTCACGATTTAATTTCGCTTAACAAGGAGGTTATTATGATTAAATCACTCGTTGATTGGGAACCGTATAGACCATTTATGGTTGGGTTTGATTCTTTATGGGATAAACTCAATACGTTAGAATTGGATGTTCCTAATTATCCACCATATAATATTCGTAAGATTGATGATCTAAAGTTTACTATAGAACTAGCATTAGCTGGTTTTAGTAAAAAAGATGTATTAATTAATTATGCGGATAATTCATTAACAATTAAATCTATTAAACAAAATAATCCAAAAACTCAAAAAGTTGAAAACATAGATCCTTTATTATATAGAGGCATTTCTCAAAGATCTTTTACTCGTTCATTTGCATTAGCAGATGATGTAATAGTCAATGACGCTAAATTTGAGAATGGATTATTATCTATTGAATTAGAAAAAATTGTACCTGAGGAGAAGAGACCAAAGGAAATAAAGATAAGTTAAACGGGTGGGGCAGAAATGCCCCCTCTAACAGGAGACTTTATGCCAGACGCTAATGACTATAAGGAACGAATTGAAAAAATTCTTGATGAAGCTATATTAGCTAATAAAGAACAATTATTGGGAGGAGTGGATACTCTTCCTGAATATAAATACATGTTGGGGATTCATCACACTCTTGAAGATATGAAGGATCGCGTTAACACAGAATTAAAAAAATTAATAAAGGAGACATGGAGTGAGTAAAAAATTACCTATACCAGCAGGCTATCGTATTTTATTAAAGCCTAGAGAAATATTAAATAAAACAGCGGGGGGAATCATATTAACTGATACATCAGTGGAAGCGGCAAAGTTTTCCTGTGTAGTGTCAGAAGTTATAGCAGTGGGTGAAGATTGCTATAAAAGTATGGAGAAATCCGCCAGTATTTGGTGTAAAAAAGGAGACTGGGTTCTTACAGGAAAGTACGTAGGACTTAAATTCAAGTATGAAGGAGAGGAATACTCCATTATAAATGATGATGAGGTCGTGGCTGTAGTTCCTGATCCCACAAAGATTACCCATAAATAGACTTGCATTACCGTACAATTTAGTGTACAATATACTAGAATAGCGGCAAACGCGGTTCGCAACCGAAGGAGATCTAGATGATAGATGAAAAAGAAAAAGGTAATGGAGAAGATAATGAAGACATTATCGTAGAATTACCAGAAGAAAAACCCGAAGACGCGGCAGAAGAAGCCAAGTCCGAAGAGCTGAAAGATACTGCAGCTTCTGAAGAGGAAAAGGAAGAAACGGAAGAAGAATCAATAGAGGTGGAAGCTGAAGTTGAGGAAACGGAAGAATCCCAGGAAGAATCTAAGGAACCAAAAGTATTCGGCAAGCGCGCTGAAAAACGAATAAAGCGACTTGTTGCGCAGAAGAAAGAGCTTGAGGAAAAGCTTAAAGGCTATGAGGAGGATAAGTCCAAATGGCTGGATGAACGGAATGATTTAAGGCATAAGCAGGCTGATTCCGAACTTGATGCAATCAATCAGTATATTGACAGATTGGGGGCACAGGAAAAGCAAGCCTTGAGTACTCTTAGAACTGCAAAAGAAGCTAGTGACGTTGACTCCGAGATAAAGGCAACTGATGTCTTGGCATCTGTGAAAGCAGAAGCACTGGTGGCCAAACAATATAAGGCTAGGGCAGAACGAGATTTAGGAACTACTAAATCTAAGAGTCCTGCAAGAAGTGAGGAAACTAAGGTTGATAAGAAACCAAAACAACCTCCTCTTCCAGATCGCAAAGCTCTTGCGTGGCAGAAAAGGAATAGTTGGTTTGGCGGACAGAATACTGGAGAACGAATCAAGACTCAAGCGGCTTTGGTTGTTCATAAGGAATTAATTGACGAGGGGATTACTCCTCAAGATGGTCCTGAAGAATACTATAGCGAACTTGATGCAAGATTGCAGACAGAGTTTCCTGATCTTCGATCAAAGACTGTTAGAAAAGTTCCAACAGTTGTAGGCGGAACGCGCTCCGCACCAGGAAAACGTAAAGTAAGGTTATCCAGAACCGAATTGGAAATGGCTGACAGACTTAATGTTTCCTATGAAGAATATGCGCGCCAAAAATTGCGCCAAGACGAAATGGCGGGAGGCTAATATGACTAAAGCGACACAAACTAGCCGTAAGACTCGGGTTTCGGCAACTCGAAAAAGAACATTTGAGGCACCTAACAAGTTAAGAACGCCTCCAGCTCCTCCGGGAACTGAGTATATATGGGTGAGACATGAATTATTGAATCAGCCAGANGATGCAAATGTTCATCAACGTTTACGCGAAGACTATGCAATAGTTAAACCTGAGGAATTGGGAAAAGATTANATAGTTGACGTGATGACAACTGGTAAACACGCAGGTGCTGTNCGATCAGGTGATCTAATCTTGATGAAACAAGATGCAGAATACATGAAAGATAAAAGACAGTACCACGAAGATCAAACTCGAAAAGCGGCTCAAGCTTATGGGCACGAATTAAAACGCGCTTCGGACAAAAGCATGCCAGTGGTAGATGAATCTACCTCCTCCGTTATAGGAGGACAAGCGGCAAAACCAAGCGCTAAATTTGAAGACTAGCACCGCGTTAGTCACATATTCTCATTTAGCACATAAGAAATAAAGGAGATATTTATGGCTTATGGTTTGGAACCTATTCGTCAAGCAAATGGTGGTACAATACGTAACAACAATTTTGTAGACGGAAACGGTTATCGCATCGCTGCTACTGCACCTTCAGCTTATTTTGAAGGTGATACGTGTTCTTTGGCTTCAGGTCTATTAGTACAAGACATTGGCTCAGGTGATACTGGTGCCCTTGTTGGTGTTTTTTGGGGCGCTGAATACGCAGACAACAGTTCAGGTGATGTAAGATTTGTTAGATCAATTGCGGTAAGTACAGTTGCTAAAGCTAACTTCAAGGCTTATGTTTATGATGATCCATCAACGATCTTCAAAATGCAAGCGGATCAAGCTGGCAGTGCTTTGACATCAGCAGATGTTGGTGCAAATGCACAGAACCTAACAGGTTCTGGTTCAACTGTTACATTTAAAGCAGGAAGTTCATTAGACTCTTCTACTGCAAGTAATACTCAAGGTTCAACGCAACAAGCGTTTCCTTTCCAGATCTTAGGATCAGCGGAAACAGATTTGAGTTACAGCGCATTGGGAACTACAATGGACGTTCTTGTTAAAATCAACACGCACTCATGGGGTCGCTACGATGGCAACTTCCCGACTGCTTAATTTAGGAGTAAAATATTATGGCTATTACTAGAGGTCAGTTACTCAAAGAATTAGTACCGGGTTTGCATGCAATCTTTGGAACGGAATATAAACGTTACGAAGATGAGGCAGCTGTACTCTTTGAGAACGAAAAATCTAACAGAGCATTTGAGGAAGAAGTTCTCTTCCCCGGCTTTGGCGAAGCTTCAGTGAAGTTTGAAGGCCAAGGTGTCGAATACGCTCAAACTGGTGAAGGTTGGGTCGCAAGATATACCAACGAAACCGTTGCTATGGCTTTCTCAATTACTGAAGAAGCTATGGAAGATAACTTGTATGACAAGCTTTCTACCAGATTAACTAAAGCACTAGCCCGTTCGATGGCTTCTGCTAAACAAACAAAAGGCGCTGCAGTGTATAACAATGCATTTAGCGGTTCTTTCTTGGGTGGTGATGGAGTTTCATTAGTGAACTCCGCTCATGTACTTCAAGATGGATCTAGCGGTACTAACACGCCTACAACTCAAGCTGAACTTTCTGAGACTTCTGTCGAACAAGGTTTAATTGACGTTGCAGGATTTACCGATGACAGAGGTATACCTATCGCAGCACAAGCTAGAACTCTACACATTCCAAGACAATTGGTATTCGTAGCGGAGAGACTAATGGCTTCTCCATACAGAGTTGGAACAGCGGACAATGATGTCAACGCGATCGTATCTAAAGGTATGATCCCGGGTGGATATCATGTGAACCACAGATTTAGCGATGCTAATAACTGGTTCATGAGAACTGACGTTCCTAACGGTATGAAGCATTTCACTAGAACTCCAATCGATACTAAGATGGAAGGTGACTTTGAAACTGGCAACGTAAGATACAAATCTCGAGAAAGATACTGCTACGGCTGGTCTGACTGGAGAGGCGTATATGGATCTAATCCATCCTAAACGTTTAAGGGGAGGGGGCTCGCACATTGTGCCCCCTTTTCAACTAACCTAGTATTAACATAGTTGTACAGACTGGCTAGGCAGACGCTATAGAGACTGTATAACAAAAGGTCTATATGACCAAAGGAGAATTTTATGGCAAGGACGACATTTAAAGGCCCAGTAAGATCCCTAAGTGGATTTATTTCAACTGGAGATGTAATGGGGCAAGCATTATCTGCAGGCACTGTTGACGGTGGAACAGATGTAACAGGCATTGATTTGTATCAAGGCAGATGCATGACCATTGGCAACACTACAACTGTTTTTAATTTACCTGAAATCGTTTCAGATTCAGCTGTAAATCCAAGTACGTTAAGTACAATTGGACTGGAATATACGTTTCTATTAACAGCAAACCTTTCAGGAGAAACTTTTACTTTGAACGCTGGAACAGCTGCAAGTAGATCAACAGCGGATGTATTTCAAGGAACTGCTCAGTATGTTGATACTGGGGATAATTCTATGGAAGGATTTAATGCGGCAGGGGCTGATACTTTAACTTTGGACGGTAGTACACGAGGTGGACTAGGTGGTTCAATAGTTTATTGTAGATCTGTTGGAGCTAACATTTGGCTTATCCAATGTGCTTTAAATGGCAACGGCACAATGGTTACACCGTGGAGTTAAAAAATAATTAATTACGGGGAGGCTTAGGTCTCCCCATTTTAAGGAGTTAAAATGTTTCAAACAGATGCAAAAGTAACCAATGTCGCTACAGGTGCGACAACTACAGCTGCTACCAGTGATGGACAAGTTACTACTGCTCACAGACAAAGATTTTTAGGTCTCAGTCTTACGGCAGGAAGTGATGTGGCTACCGCGATTGTATATGATGCTCAATCTGCAACAGGCACGGTAGTGGCGAGATTATCTGGAATAGCAAATACGACTGCTACATTTATTCCTCCGCAAAGTGGGGTAGTAGCAACTACAAACTTATTTGTTGCGGTAACAGGCACTGCTTCAAATGCTTTAGTTTATTGGAATTAAAAATGGCACAGGACATATCTAAATATGATTTAGAAATTACTGAGTTAAAAAGTGAAATAAGAATACTTAGCGAGCGTATATCCATAATCAAGGATAACCATTTAAAACATATTGAAGAAAAAATAAATACGATTAATAAGGTTATGTACACAATTGGTGTAATGGTATTAGGCCAGTTGTTATGGGTGATTACACGTTCATTAATATAAGGGGGCACAATGGCTAGTTCAGGCACACGCGCATTTGCTTTATCAATTGCGGACGTTATTCAAGAAGCGTACGAACGATTGGGCGTAAGTTCTAAAGG